CGGGAGGCCACGGAGCGTCTGAACAAGGAGATCACTAAGCTTGCTTCCCAAAACGACAAGCTCGGTCAGCAACTCAAGCGGACAACAACTCCGGAGACCAGACTGAATGACGCAAAGAAGCTGGCCCGTGAGATCATCAAGATGACGCAGCGCGAGGCGATCACCACCAGAGACAAGCAGTATAACAAGGAAATGGTGAACGAGCTTGCCGAGCGTATCAAGGCCGTGGCTGACTACATGGTCCAGGCCGGAGACAGCATCGATTACGACAAGGTCACCGAGATGGCCTACGAGATCGCAAAGGATATCGTGAGCAACGCCGAGGCGGAGATCGATGACGGCGGTGCGACGAAGGACATGCGGGAGCAGATGAGAGCTGCTCTGAAGGGCAGAGCGATCTTTGTTCCGGAGAACGTCCGGGCCGACACGCTGGACTGGAACGCGTTCAAGAAGCAGTACAGGGACGTCTTCACTTTCCGGGATAACGGCCTGGATATCGACATCGTCTATGAGAATCTCCTGAAAGAGGTTCCCGGACTGCTGGATCCGAATATCAACAATCCCGGAGACATGCTCAATGAGCTGGCCGAGAAATGGGATTTGCTGCAGCCGAAGTATGAGAATCCCTATGAGCACTATGAGAACGAGGCCACCAGCCACTACATGAACATGATCATCCAGTCCGCGCTGGACGGTACGCTGCGGCAGGTAGCGCCTACGTATGCGGACAGGATGAACGACCGGATCGCACGGCTGCGGGAAGAGAGAGACGCTAAGGTAGAAGTGGCTGAACAGGTTGGCCGGGAGAAGGTCAAAGAGCTCAGAGCTGCCAAGAATGAACGCATCGAGGAGATCCGCCAGGAAGGCATCGCCCGGAAGCAGGAAGCACTGGCGAAAGAGCGTGAGGCAAAGTGGGCGAAGGTAGCCGAGGCCGAGACTAAAGGCCGTGAACGTGTTGCGGCTCTCCGTGAACAGAAGAATGAACGCATTGAGAAAGTCCGGAAAGAAGGCCTTGCAAGCAAGCAGGCGGCTGTGGCAAAAGAGCGCGCTGCCAAGTGGGCCAAAGAGGCTGCAGCCAAGCAGGAAGGCCGCGAGAGACTTTCCAAGCTCAGAGCCGATAAGAATGAACGGATCGAGGCCACGAGGCAGTATTACCAGAACATGGCCGAGAGAGCTGCCACGAGACGCGCAAACGGATCCACGAGGACCCGGATCAAAAAGCTGGTCAACGACCTGAACACCCGGCTGACGCATCCGACCGAGAAGCGCTATGTGCCGGCACATCTGGTGAAGACCACGATCGATATGCTGGAGCTGATCGATATGGATACCGGCAGGGGCAACGTCAAGCTGGCGGAGAAGATCGCACTTCTTCAGCAGCAGTACGCGCAGCTCAAGAACGACAAATCCTTCCAGGGCTATGCTTATGATCCGGTCATCGAGGAGGCCATCACCAAGATGGCTCAGACCGTGGGCGATACTCCTCTCCGGAACATGAGCGCGACCCAGCTGGAGACCGTGCTCACGACGTTGAAGCAGCTGGAGCACATCATCCGGACGGCCGTCAACCAGAAGATCCACAATGAAAACGTCAATCTCTACGAGTCAGGCAGGAACGCCATCCGAAGTACGAACGGTGTCAGCGGCAGAAGTGCGAATCTCCTGGGCAATGCAGCGGACTGGTACACGATCAACACCATGCGGCCGGAAGTCGTGTTCGAGAGATTCGGCGGCTTTGCGAAGGGCTCCGAGTGGGTGAAGCTATTCAACATGCTGAACAACGCCCAGCGCTACGGCATGGATCTTCAGATGAAATTCGCGCAGCCTTTTGAGGAGCTGCTGAAGGACAAGAAGAACCTGGCAAAGCTGACGAGCATGAAGGAAGGGGATCTGGTGGACATCGGGCTCAAGGACGAGACCGGCGAGACCATCAGGATCACGAGAGACTTCATGCTGTTCGTGTACATGAACCTGATGAACGAGGACAACATCCGTCATATCATGTTCGGCGGCATCACGGTGCCGGAGCTGAAGGAATATCTTGCCGGCAAGGGCGATCGAGGATTCGGCAAAGGCCATCGGAAGGCCGTGGGCGTATCCGTCAGGCTGGCGGAGATAAACGATCTTATCAACAATGCCGAGGATGCCACGGAGAAGGCAAGGCTCCTGGAAGAGAAGGAGAGCATCCTTCAGGAAGGAATGGAGTACATCGACCGGCTCCGCAGCAGCATCGAGGAGCAGCTGACGGACTATGACCGGAAGTGGGTGGACGCTTGGTGGAAATTCAACGAGATGGCTTCCGAGGTCATGAACGAGACCACGATGGACGTGTACGGCATCAAGAAATTCATCGTGGAGAACTACTTCCCGATCATCACGGACAAGAACTACGTGGACGTGCCGATGGAAACGATTATGAAGGACATGAGTCTGGAGAACGCCGGATTCACGAAGGAACGTATCCATGCCAGCACGCCGATCAAGATGATGGGCCTTGCGGATGTCATCAATATGCAGGCAAACAGAACAGCGCAGTATGCCGCCATGATGCCGGCAACGAGGGCCTTCAACCGGATCTGGAACACCACGCTTCCGGGATACAGCACTTCTCTCCGGGATACCGTGAACAGCAAATTCGGAAGCCAGGGCGTCAAATTCGTGGAGAACCTGCTGTCCGATCTGCAGGGCGGCCGGCGCGGAGACTTCACGATCTTCGACCGGATGCGCGGACGCATGGCGCAAGCAACGCTGAGCCTGAATCCCCGTGTGGCACTGGCTCAGACGGCATCCTTCCCGACGGCGGCCGCTGAGCTGGGCTGGAAGCCGGTCATGAAGGCGCTGGCAAAAGGCGGTAAAAACAATCAGCTGATCTCCGCTGCCGACCGGGAGCTCATCGCAAAATGGTCCTCCACGCTGTGGTTCCGCACGAAGGGTGCAACGGGTGACCTGGCGGACGTGAAGAACATGCAGCAGGCTTCTCACAAGGTCATGGACAAGCTCGGCTGGGCGATGAACTGGATCGAATTCATGGACGGTGCCACGGTGGGCCGCCTGTGGTATGCGGCTCAGTATTACGTGGACGACAATTTCAAGGATCTCCAGAAGGGATCCGACGCCTACTATGAGAAGGTGGCCGAGGCCTTCAACCGCTGCGTGGAGCGCACACAGCCTAACTACACCACGCTGCAGCGTCCTGAGCTTCTCCGCAATCCTCATGCCATGGTCCGTGCTCTGACGATGTTCATGACGCAGAGACTGCAAAACCAGAGCATCCTGTATGAGGCCGTGATGAAGTACAACAAGTACAAGGCCGACCTTGCTTCCGGGAAGAACGGCGTGACGCAGGCTGACGTCCGGGAGATGAGAGACCGGCTTGTGAACGCAGCGACATCCCAGATCGCGGCAGGCTTCACGATCGCGCTCTTCAAAGCACTGTGCGACGGGATCCTCCACCGGTGGAAGAAGGCATACCGGGACGATGACGACGAGCTTACCGTCGGATCCGTCAGCCTGGAGATCCTGGACATGTGGGCCGAGTCTCTCGTCAGCAACGTGGTAGGCGGCAGTGAGCTCTACACATGGGTGAAGAGCGCCATCACCGGCGAAAAATACTACGGTGTTGAGGTTTCCGGTGTGTCCGCGTTCACCGATATCCTGAAGGACAGCAATAATCTGATCCAGAATTTTTCCCTTAAGACGGCAAAGACGCTGGCGGAAGATCTGTGCACCTTCCTAGGGATCCCGGCAGCGAACGCCGAGAAGATCGCCATGGCGCTCTGGTATTGGGGTGAGGACATCATCACCGGCAAGGGCTTCATGGAGTCAGGCATCGAGCGCACGAACGCCCAGAACGCGAGGCTCCTTGTGAAGGCCTATGAGTCCGGGGACGAGAAGAAGATCGAAAGGTTCTCCGGAGAATTCAAGGACGATGATGCGAAGCTCGACGCGGTCCGGCAGCAGATCAAGGACGGCTATGTCAGCAAGGACAATCAGACGATCAGCAAGACCGAGGCTGTAGAGCTGCTCGTCAAGGCAGGCATGAGGCAGAAGGACGCGGAGGCGAAGGTGCAGGAGTGGACCTGCGAGCTTGTGACCGGTATCCCGTTCAGCAAGATCAAGGACGAGTACATGGCCGGGAACATCACGCAGTACCGGGTGGCCGAGCTGCTGGAGAAATACGGAGGCAGGACGAAAGAAAACGCCGAGAAGACGGCAAGATCCTACGCCTGCGAGAAGGAGACCGGACATCCGTACAACGATCTGAAGGAGGCTTATCTGGAAGGCGAGATCTCCCGGAGCGAGCTTACTTCCGCATTGAAGAAGTTCGGAGCAATGAACGGCACGGATGCAGAGAACAAGGCAGTCTACTACGATTATCTGAAAGATATGCCTGAGTCAAAGATCTCCGAACAGAGAGCCGTCACCTTCATGAAGTCCATTAAGAAGACCGGCGTCACAGCAAAGGCCTACGAGGACATGGTCCTCCACGTGGACGCGGACGATTCCGGCGGATACTCGCAGAAGGAAGTCGGCGGCTATATCCAGAAGCACAGCTTCACGGACGCTCAGATCAGCGCCCTGTGGAAAGCCTTCGGGAAGACCTGGAAGACAGATTTCTGGACATGGGAGGTCAAGACCGCTGCGGATGCTGCAGGCACCGGCAAGGGCGCGAACAACGGCAACGTCTCGCAGGCCGAGCTGGGTTACTACCTGGCGGAGCAGATCCAGTCGGGAAAGATGACGGTCGAGCAGGCAGAAAAATACTGGAGCGCCTTGCTCACGACATCGAAAAAGTCTTTCTCACAGTGGGCAAAATCCAAACGAATAAAGTTCAAATAAGGCATGAAGGGCCGGGATCATCCCGGTCCTTTTTTGCGCGTTAGGGTGGGTACGGGTTCGGCATGCTTTTGTGTTATAGTCATCATGAAATAGAGCTCGGCATCTCTATAAACTGTACGTTTTATTAAAGGGGCACCTATATGCACAAACTATTTACGGGCGATTTCGCTGCTGACGCCGGGCAGCATAAGAGGTGGGATCTTCAGCTATTCGCAGGTGAAGGCGCATCATCGGGCGGAGAAGGCGGAGACGGATCCTCGGCAGTCGGAGCTCAGGCATCTGAGGCCGGCAATGACTCTATGGATTCACTGGGCATTCCAAAGGAAAAGCTTGATCGTTATCGGGCGAACAAGGCAAAAAAACAGCCGAAGCAGTCAGTCAGCCAGACGGCTGACCAAGCTGATGACTCGCCGGCTCCCGTTGCCGAACAGCAGGCCGCCGCTGCAGAAGATCAGCCGGAAGGGGAACAGGACCCTGAGACCGCGTGGAATGATATCCTGAAGAATCCGGAGTACAATTCGCGGATTCAGGACATAGTTCAGAAGCGTGTGCGTTCCATGCAGAACGCCCTTGATGCTCTGACACCGGCCCTGGAAACTTTAGGACAGAAATACGGCATGGACGTGAGTGACGTCTCAAAGATGGACCTGCAGGAGCTTGCGAAGCGCATCAACAATGACGATTCGTATTTCGAGGATCGTGCAGAGGAGATGGGTTCTTCACCGGAGACTGCAAGGAGAGTCTTTCAGGCTGAGCTCGCCGAGAAGCGCAGGGATATGTATGCAAATGAGGAGCTTGCCAGACGGCACTATGAGGATCTGGTACGCCAGGGCGAAGCGCTGAAGGCCAAGATCCCCAACTTTGACCTGCAGCGTGAGCTTCAGGATCCGAGGTTCGCACGCATGACTGCACCAGGCGGCGGCTGGAATGTCGAGCAGGCATTCAACGCCGTACACCATGACGCGCTTGTAAAGCTCGCAACAGAGCAGGCTGCCCGGCAGGCTTCGCAGGCTCTGAGCAACAGCATTCAAGCAGGCAAGAGCATCCCTGCCGAGAATGGTTCTGTCCAGAGGTCCGCACAAGGAACGCAGACAAAACTTTACAGTCAGATGACGCCGGAAGAGAGAGCCATATACAAGGCTCAGATCACCGGCAGACGAAACGGGAGATAGTACCCTTTTCTCAGGGCTATTCTCCCGGACAGAACATTAAAAAATAAGGAGAATAGAAATGAGAGAATTTATCTGGAACCTGCAGCTCTTTGCTGATGCAGGATCCCTTGTCAACGCTACCGGCAACTACGTCAATGCGTACACCGGAAGCATCACTGCATTCGATGATGCACACACCCTTTCGCCTGAGATAAAAGACTTCTATGACACCGAGCTTCTCGAAAATGCTCGCATAGATACCTATTATGCTCAGTTCGCGAAAAGAGTAACTCTTCCTGCCGGCCACGGCGGCTCCGTAGAGTTCCGTAAATGGAACACCTTCGACAGAGCTTCTCAGCTTCAGGAAGGTGTGATCCCCAGCGGCCAGAAATTCGGCGCGACCAGACTGACGGCTTCTGTCAATCAGTTCGGTACCTATACCGCGGTTTCTGACAAGCTCGAATACAAGAGCTACGATGATGTTATCGGCGGCGCTACCGAGGAAATGGGCGCGTCTCTTGCAGAGACCCAGGAAGCACTGATCCGTGACGGCCTCTTCGCCGGCACCAACGTGCTCTATGCAAACAAGATCACTCTTGCCACCGGCGCTGTCGGCGATGCTCCCACCAGCATGGGTCTCCTTGAAGACAATGCCACCTATGCCTGCCGCATGACCGCGGAGCTCGTCAACAAGGCAGCCACCAAGCTGAAAAAGGACAAGGCCCCGAAGATCAACGGCAAATACTATGCCGTCATCCATCCTTCCGTGGCTGAGGACCTGAGAAACAGCAACGGCTGGCTCGAAGCTCACAAGTATGCGCAGCCCGGTGAAATCTTCAACGGCGAGATCGGCGAGCTCCACGGCGTCCGCTTCATCGAGGACACCTTTGCTCCGGTATTTGCCGGCGAGGATCTTGCCAGCGACAGCCGTACTCTTGCGATCAACTATGCAAACGGCTACACCGGCAGCATCACTTCCGTCAAGTTTGACGGCGGCACTGTCGAGGCCGATGCTCTTATCGGACGCAAGATCAACATCAACGGCGTAGTGGCCACCGTCACCGACAACACCACCAGCCAGATTGATTTTGCTGCCACCAACTTCGGCAACATCGCAAACGATGCTGTCATCTATCCGGGCGAAGGCGGCAAAGAAGGCGTGGCTGTCTATGCCACTTACTTCTTTGGCAGAGATGCATTCGCCATCATCGATCCGGCTCAGGGCGGTGCTGAGATGATCGTCCACGACAAGAGCGAGATCGGTGGTCCTCTGAATCAGTTCAGCACCATCGGCTACAAGTTCGAGACCAACGGCGCTACCATCCTCTATCAGGAGAGACTTCTCCGCGTCATGAGTACTTCCTCCTACTCCGGCACGGATGAGGGCAACTGATCGGGCGCCATAGGTTTCACCATCACGGGGGCCTTTTCATAAGGCCCCTTTTCTAAAAAAGGAGAAATTATGGCTACAGTTAAAAAAGCAAAACCGCAGGAAAACAAAGCAGGGCGCATTGAGCTCCGCATTCCGCGCAGCAGTGCAGACGAAGAGCAGAACGTATTCATTTCCGTCAACGGGAAGAATTTTCTGATCCCGAAGGGGCAGACTGTTCTTGTGCCGCCTGAGGTAGCGGAAGAGTATTACAGAAGCGAAGAGGCAAGAGAGACCTTCATTTCAGCCGTGGAGACGCGCCGTAACTTAGACTGATATAAAGGACGGTTATCACCATGACCGTAGCACAAGTAATAACAAACATCGATTCGGTGGAGCCGAATCAGTATACGCAGGCCCAGAAGATCGCCTGGCTGAATCAGCTTGACGGGCAGATATTCAACGAGCTTATCCTGACGCACGAGCATGACGATGACGCCGAATGGGAGCCTTATACGGCTACCACGGACGAGCTGCTCGTGCCGGATCCCTATGCCCAGGAGACCTATGAGTATTACCTGAAGGCCATGATCGCTGCGGCAAACCATGAGACCGTAAAGTACAACACGGCCATGATCCTCTTCAACGCTGCGTATAATCGTTATTCCTCTTACTACAATAGGAATAATCTTCCGCTGCCGCCGTTTCCGAAGAACAGACTGCATTTCTGAGGGGGTGTAGCTATGCCTTTCCTTCCTCAAATCAGTTCGTCCAACACCAGCCGTGAGTTCATCGATGTCTTCTCCGGATATGACCACAATCTCAAGATCGGTGCCGGGGAGTTTTACGACACAAAGAATCTCACGAACGATCTTTATCCTCTCCTGGCCACAAGGAAAAAGCGCGGTCTTGTTTCCGCGCTTACAGCCGGCCAGGGCATGATCGAGAAGGACGCGCTTGCATATATCGACAACGGCACTCTGTTCTTCAATGGTCTTGAGACCGGCCTCACCGGCCTCTCTGACGGCAACAAGCAGCTTGTCGGCATGGGTGCTTACATATGCATCTTCCCGGACAAAAAGTATTTCAATACGCAGGATATTTCCGATTACGGCAGCATGGAAGCTCACTATGCCAATGCTGTTGAAGGCAGCACTGCAGCCGTGACGTATCAGGCCTGCAAGAGTGACGGCACGCTGTACACCGGCAGAACAATATCCACCACGGAGCCATCGGATCCGGAGAACGGGGATGTCTGGGTAGACACCACCACCGGCACGTACTATGAATATTCATCCGTGCAGGTCACGTGGGTAGAGATCATGACGGTCTATACGAAGATCACCTTCACCACTATGGGCCAGCTCGATGTGAACGATTATGACGGCGTTACGATTTCCGGCTGTCCGGTAGACGATCTGAACGGCGAGAAGATCATATATGCCCACGGCGGCGATGCGAATACATACGATTATGTCGTTGTCATCGGCCTGCTGCAGTCGGATCTTCCCGATGTCCAGGGCCGCGTCACCATAGACAGAAACGTGCCTACGATGGATTACGTCTGTGAGGCCCAGAATAGGCTCTGGGGCTGCTTCTACGGGAATGACGGCACACAGAATCTGAATGAGATATACTGCTGCGCTTTGGGCGATTTCAAAAACTGGCGGCAGTATTTAGGTATCGCCACGGATTCGTGGACAGCATCTATCGGGTCTGACGGCATCTGGACCGGCGCTATAAACTACATGGGCTATCCTACCTTCTTCAAGGAAAACTGCATCCACCGGGTAGCAATATCCGCGGAAGGAGCGCACCAGCTCATTGAGACGGAATGCAGAGGCGTGCAGGCCGGCAGCTCTAAATCGCTTCAGGTTGTTGGAGAAACGCTTTTCTACAAGAGCAGGACCGATGTGTGCGCCTGGCAGGGTGGTTTCCCCCAGGGCGTTTCTGACGCATTAGGCGATGTGAAATACTATAATGCCGTGGCTGGTTCTTTCGGCAGCAAGTATTACATCAGCATGAAAGACGCAAGCGACAACTGGCATCTGTTCGTCTTCGATTCGGCAAAGAATATCTGGATCCGGGAAGATGATCTTCACGCCAAATGCTTTGCTGCCGTTGACGATGAGCTCTACTGCATCACGTCTGAGGATCCACCGGCTACTGAGACGCCGTCTGAGGATCCACCAACGGAGATCACAAAGCTCGTTGCTCTTTACGGCACTGTAGGCACGGCTGAGGCGTCTCTTGCATGGAAGGCTGAGAGCGGCCTGCAATATTATCAGTTCCCTGACATGAAATATGTCAGCAGATATAACTTCAGAATGCGGTGCTCCGGTACTGTGAAGCTCTACATCGAGTATGATTCGTCCGGCACCTGGATAGAGTCCGGCACGATAACTGCTATAAACGCGTTTGATACTGTGACGATCCCGGTCAAGCCTCGCAGATGCGATCACCTTCGCTTTAAGCTCGAAGGCACCGGGGAAATGAAGCTCTACAGCATCGCGAGAGTCTATGAGATAGGGAGTGATTACTGATGGCCGCCACGGCAACTCACGAGCTGCCGCCGATGCTGCGTGGCTCTGAACAGCAGCAGCTCACGGACATTAGAGATTATCTTGTCCGTTTGGCAACGTCTCTCAATAAGTTAGACAACGCCACGGTCATATCCTCTTCCTCAAGCGACAAGGTCACGAAGAAGCTCACTGAGGACATTAAGCAGCAGGCAACGGATCTCCGGAGCCTGATCATCAAGACCGCCGATGCCCTGGATGTTCGCATCGAGACAAACAGCGACAGTATCGATGACATAAACGGCACGATCTCCACGCTGGGCAATACCTACGTTGCGCAGTCTCAGTTCGGAGCATACCAGGAAACCGTGCTCCAGACTATCCAGAACACCGCAAAGAATATCGTTGAGAGCTATGACTATGCCTCACAGATCACGGCCTTGAATGATGACCTGCATTCTCTCTCCGAATATCTCACCATGATTGACGGCGAGATCCGCAGGGGAGTTATCGAGGATCCGCTGACGCACCAGGACGTGCTCGGCATTGCTATCTCTCAGAAGCTCGTCTTTGTTTCTTCCGACCAGCCGAATGCCTCAAAGGTAGGCCCTGACCAGGAGATTTATTACCGCATCGACACAACGCAAGCTCAGACGTTCGGCCTTTACACTTCCACGGGATGGCAGTTCTGGATCAACGGGCAGAAGGTAGGCTGGTTTGATTCTACGGCTGAAACTGCGCTGCACGTGGCTTCAATGATCACAGAATCGAATATTCAGTTTGGAGAAAACTGGCTCTGGGATCAGAACAGCAACGGCATCGGCCTGCGCTATATAGGGAGTTAAGCTATGGCTAATGCAAAACTTTGGTGGACCGGCTCCGGGTGGACCACTTCTGAGACCTGGTGGGCTGACAACACCTCGGGCGGCGACTCTTCTTGGGCAAGAGTAGTCTATAAGAATCAGATTGTTGCCTATGATGACGGCAAGATCAGAATGTCTACCGTACTCAAGGCAATTTCCAGCTATGGTTCTCCTTTCATCACCAGTGGCACAAAGACCGTTAAATCTGGCAGCACAACGCTCGGATCCGGTCAGTTCACCGGCTTAGACGTCACTGCCTATACCGACTTTTCTTACTCCGGCAACGTTGCCTGCGGCATGAATGAGTACGGAAGCACGACATATCATCCCGGAGCTCAGAGCACTTCCAGCGGCTCTACGTCCATCACGAGCCCGTTTTGCACTATAACATTCAATGCAAATCACGGCTCTGGCGCGCCTGCTGCACTTACGGCCTGCAGGGGTGCTTCCAGCACTTTGCCCGGTGGTGTTCCTACCAGAACGGGATATTCTTTCCTTGGATGGAGCACTTCGTCTTCTGCAACAACGGCGTCCTATTCGCCTGGCGGCACTATCGTTGTTTCTGGCAACACCACTCTTTATGCCGTATGGAAGGCCAACAGCTATAGCCTTACTATCACAAAACCGGCTACCGGATACGTCAGCATCCTCAAAAACGGCGAGTCCTTCACTGGGAACACGGTTCAGCACGATGATGTGCTTACCATTACGGCCACGGCTTCTCCCGGCTACAGAGTTTTAACGCTGAAAGTCAACGGCTCTGACTTTGTTTCCGGGTCTACTCATACTGTTTCCGGAGCCGTGGCGATAGTGGTGGATACTATCGCTCAGTCTTCCACTATCGCCACGTATGACAGCTCCGTTAATACGCTGGATACTTTCTCGCTTACCGTAAACAGATACAGCACTTCCCACTACAACAAGCTCCGTTATTACGACAGCAACGATAATCTTCTGTTCACATCGGATGTCTTTACGGATTCAACGTCTCTGACGATCCCACAGAGCTGGTTCACGAATTTCGGCTCCGTAACATCGATCACGATCACCGCGATCCTTACCACGTACACGGAGCCAGAATGCACGAACATCACCGGCGTGACGGATACCTGCACGTTCACCGTTACGGCAGACGCCACGATGAGGCCCACGCTGGCCGCAGGTGTAATTACTTTAACTCCGTATAACACCGGCACCGGCGTTGACAATCTGACGAGTCCTGGATTCGTCAAAGGATACTCAAAGGTTCAGGCTGTATTCGACACAAGCAAGATCTCTCATGCTGTCGGAGCTTCGGCCGGCACTTATGCGATTTCTCTTCAGGGCGTTTCTGTTTCCGGAAGCAGCACTACTCTTGTATCGAGCAACACCATCACGCTGGCCGGCACCGTTACCATTACCTACACCGTTACGGACAGCAGGGGCCGGAGCACCACGGCCACGCAGACGATCTCCGTCAATGACTACGCAAATCCGGCTATAGGCTCGCTTAATTGCTTCCGGTGCTATAATACGCAGCCCCCGATAGCCGATGACGGCCAGCCGTACATGGCTGTGACTGCTAACTGCACCTTTACGCAATTGTCCAACAATGCCATCACGATAACTGTCCAGGCAAAGCCAACGGGTGGATCCTATACTTCTTACGGCACGCTTCAGAATGGCACGCAGGCCGTTATTGGCGGTTCCTTCCTGGCCGATACTTCCTACTTTGTGAAGGTCACAGTCACGGATAGCGTTGGCAACAGCGCTTATACCGAGATGAGTATGCCGAGAAGGTCATGGGATTTCCACGTCCGGCACACTGCCAACGGAGCCGGCGCTGCTTTCGGGAAGGTCACAGAGCACGATCTCACGCTGCAGCTTGCAACAAACTGGGAGTTCATGATTGGTTCAACTTCCATTTCGGAAAACGACCTGATCTACTTCCTTACGCTTTCCGGTCTTATAGGCAACGTCTCGCTGCCTACAACGGCGCAGACGATCACCGGGGCCATTGCAGAGCTGGACGGAGACGTTTCCTCTTCGCAGAGTGCTATATCAACGCTGCAGAGCTCCGTCAGCGGCATCACTCCGAAGAAGGCGACTATTACGCTCAATACCACCTGGAGCGGCAGCGGACCGTACACAAAGACCGTGACTATTTCCGGGGCTACCATCACAGCAAACACAAAGGTAGACGTCCAGTTTGACGCCACGGCGATTGCTCAGATGGTTTCTGACGGCACGAATGCGATCTACATCAGCAACAACAACGGCACGCTGACGGCTTATGCTGTCGGAGCAAAGCCTACCGAGAGCCTTTCGCTGCAGGTGATCTACTATGAGACTGCTTGAGGTGATCGCATGGCGATAATCGGGAATACGCTGATACCGTTGATCATCCCGGACAAGGACCTATATCTGATAAAGGAAGGCGTTGTCCAGTCTGGCTATACGTTCAAGACCACTGCTATTGCTTACAGTTCGGCCTCTAATGCTTCTCACAACTCTAAGGCTACGCAACAGACGGGATATATCCAGGTCCGAAGCAACGCATCAGGCGCTACACGAGGCGGCTCTGCATATATCGGGCAGGACAATCTCAAGAGCATCATAGCAGATTATGCCTATCTGAACATCAAGGTCCGAAGGGTCACACAGAACAACAGCAACTATTACGTCCGTATCGGAACATATGACTATTCCAAGAGCGGCAACTATTCGAGCGGCAAATTCTGTGACCAGGTCACAAAGCAAGGCGGCGGTGCCGATTCATCGGCCGTAACGCTTCAGATCCCGATCACGAGCGCTACCACCGGCAGAAGCATCGTCCAGGTTGCTTTCGCATTTACTACATACATAAGCTATTCGACCGGCGTTGATGTATATGACGTCTGGCTGAGTAAATGAGGTATAGACATGGGATTAAACATAATCGACATAGCAAGCTGGCAGGCCACGATCGACCTGCAGGCTGTTTTTGAAAAGAATCCTTTGCATGGCGTGATGGTCAAGTCCACGCAGGGCATGAACTACGTCAACGGGAAATGTGACAAATGGGTCCAATGGCTTATCCAGCATGACAAGCTCTGGGGCTTCTACCACTACCTGGATCACACGGATCCCGTGGCTGAGGCGAAGCGCTTTGTCCGTGACACCATCAATTATTTCGGGCATGGGATCCCGGCTGCAGACTATGAAGGCAACATCGTCAACGCCTACGGCACGTATTATCTCCGCAGATTCGTGGAGACTGTTTTTGCTGAGACCGGCGTCAAGCCATTCATCTACTGTAACCTGGGAACGATCCAGCGTGACGCAAACGGTTTCCGGACGCTCGCTGAGGACGGATATCCTCTCTGGCTGGCTCAGTATCAGAACATGAACACACAGATAGGCTTCAATCCTACTCCCTGGCAGCGCGGAACATATGCTCCGTTTGATCACATCACGATGCATCAGTACAGCTCGATGGGCAAGCTCAACGGCTATGACGGTGTCCTTGACTTCGATCTGTTCTACGGCACCGCCGATGACTGGAAGAAATTCGCGCTTCCTTCCGGG